CAGAAGCTCTGGAAATTTATTGGACAGAACTCAAACACTCTGATATTCTCAGAGAGAATGTTGGTGGTGCAACCCCAGCAAAATTAAGAGAGGTAATATGATTACTGTATTAACTATAGTATTACACACACCATTAATCTTGGATATAATTGGTATTATAATCTATAGTGGAGATTAATTCTGAATTAGATTTTGTGCCGCAACCTAGAAAGGAAATGGAAAATGGGAAGAATGAGTGACCTCGACATCGAACGTCAAGAAAACGAAGAACCTGAACAGGAATATCCTGATTGTCTAACAGCAATCGGATTAGCCATGACTCTCGCCGAAATGCTAGTTCAACAAAAATATATCCAATCAGAGTTTAAGCTTCAGGCATTACATGACATCGAAAAAACCATTAAATTTAAAATGGATGATTACATGACAGTGTTTTACCAACCGTAGAATAGGAGAAGCAAATGGCTGAGATTTCTCAGAGGGAAGTGAAAGCAATGAAGGAGGGGTATTGATAATGGATATATTGCTAATATTATTAAGTTTATTTGGAGGTTTCTGGCTTTGGCTTTTATAATTGTCCATGTTGAAGACCCCAATGATATAGAATCATATCAACCTATGCCTGACATAGAAGGAATGAACATAGAAGTATTTGATTCTTCAACGTCAGCTTTTCATTTTATAGAAGACATGGGTATGGGAACCTTTGAAAATATAAGAGTGATGAGGGTGCAGTGAAGAAAATAATGATTAGTCTAGGCTATCTGTTCTTTGCTGTTTCACCTGCAAAAGCAGATGATTTTATCTGTCTGGTTGAGGCAATCTACCATGAAGCTAGATCAGAAAGTATCACAGGAATGGTAGCAGTTGCTAATGTTATACTAAGCAGAACAGCCAGCAAGAAATATCCTGATAATATCTGTGGTGTAGTACACCAGGGAAAATATTGGGAGGGCAACCCGGTAAGAAACAGATGTCAGTTTTCTTATTGGTGTGATGGCAGAACAGAAAAGTATAGAGACATAGCTGCCTTGAAAAAAAGTATTACAGTTGCAGAAATGTCACTCATAGGATTACAAGTCAAGCAGACAGTCAATGCTACCCATTATCATGCCGCCTATGTTGTACCTAAATGGTCTAGTTCCAGCAGGTTTGTTAGGCTTGGTCAAATAGGCAAGCATATATTTTATCTTGACAAAGGTAATTAAATAATGTATACTAATTAGTAATTATTAAGGGATAAAGAAAATGAATAATGATATTGATATAAGAGATAAACAAATAATACAATTAAAAAATCAAATAAAAGAACTACTTAGTAGCAATAAAAAATTAAGAGAAGATTTGTCTATAGCAAAACAATCTAAAAATAGCAGAAGATGGGTAGAGTTAAATGACTAAGAACTTATGGCAGAAAGAGCGCAATCATTTATTCAGAGAAATAACCAAACAATATATTGATGAAGGATATTCTCCAAGAGAATCCAAGAGGTTTGCCAAGCGGGAGATAGATGAAATTATGGAAGACAAAGAAGATTTTGTCCAGAATCTTTGGGAGGAGATCTATACTGATGATTAAGTGGGGTGTCTTTTTAAAAAAGAAAAGGAAGGATATTATTATTGATGTTTTTGAAACAAAAAAGGAGGCAGTAGATGAATTAAAAAACAGAAAAGAACTATGCCGAATGCTTGATGTAAATCCAAGCACAGCTTACAAAATAAGAAAGGTAAAGGAATGAATGGTCAATGGGGTAAACGTGGAGAGTGTCCTGAGTGCGGTTCCAGTGATGGAAACGTTGAGCATTCAGACGGTCATTCATATTGTTTTGCTTGTGAAACGAGGTTTAATGAAATGGTAGAAAAAGCAAAGGTAATACCAATGTCAGAATCATCTTCAGGTATAAAAAGCAAGGGTATCTTTGGCGATATTCCTGATCGTAAGATTACCAAAGACACAGCTAAAGTTTTTAGTACTGAAATTAAACAAACAGGAAGTATGATTACCCACCACATCTATAAGTATTTTGATGGAGATGGAAACCATATTGCCAACAAGGTTAGAGAGGTGCAGAATAAACGCTTCTGGTCAGAGGGCAATCTCCAGGCTGCTGGTCTGTTTGGTCAGAACCTATTCAACCAGGGAGGAAAGTTTGTAACCCTGTGTGAGGGCGAGATAGATGCCATGTCAGCTTATCAAATGCTTGGCTCTAAGTGGCCTGTTATCTCTGTGAAGAGCGGAGCGGCGTCAGCTTTTGAAAACTGCAAGCAGTCCTTACAATACCTAAATAAGTTTGAAACCGTTGTACTGTGCTTTGACAATGATGTGCAAGGCAAGAAAGCCAGCCAGAAAGTAGCACAATTGTTTGAACCAAACAAATGCAAGATTGTAAATCTTGACATGAAAGATGCCAACGAGTATCTCAAGACAGGACAGAAAGAGAAGTTCACCAATGCATGGTGGAATGCCAAGGCGTACACACCGGCAGGTATTATTAATCTAGCTGATCTTGGTGATTCATTATTTGAAGAAGACTATTGTGAGACTTGTCTTTACCCCTGGCCTAAAATGAATGAGAAGACCTATGGTATTAGAACAGGGGAGCTTGTATGTTTTACCAGCGGTGCTGGCATGGGCAAGTCAAGTATTATCAGAGAGCTTATGCATCATATTATGTTGAGTACCAAAGACAATATTGGTGTGTTGTGTATGGAGGAGAACACTAAAAATACAGCGTTCAATATCATGTCGGTAGAAGCCAGTTCCAGACTTTATATTAGAGAAATCAGGAAAGAGTACACTAAGAAACAGCTAAGAGAATGGCAGGATAAGACCGTTGGCTCTGGCAGATTCTTTGCCTTTGATCACTTTGGTTCTATCTCCAATGATGAGATACTAGATCGTGTTAGGTATATGGCTAAAGCCCTAGATTGCAAGTGGGTTTTTCTAGACCACTTATCCATACTGGTGTCAGGTAATGAAGAGTTTGGGGATGAGAGAAAGTCCATTGATGTTCTTATGACCAAGCTAAGATCTCTGGTGGAAGAAACGGGGATTGCCTTGCTGCTTGTCTCCCACCTGCGTAGGCCAACAGGAGACAAAGGGCATGAGGATGGCAGGGAAGTGTCTCTCTCACACCTAAGAGGATCAGCCAGCATAGCACACCTATCTGACAGTGTGGTGGCTATGGAAAGAAACCAACAGGCAGATGATGAGACTGAAGCTAATACAACCACAATAAGAGTCCTTAAAAATAGGTATACCGGAGACACTGGTATAGCATGTTATCTTTATTACGACAAAGAGACAGGAAGGATGTCTCAAGTTGATAATCCCTTCTTGGAGAATGATGATGCCATATAAAGACCCAGAAAAACAAAAGGAAATGCACAAATTATATCTTTTTAGCTAATAGAATAAAGGAGTTAGCAAATGGTAAGAAAACCCTTCAGCAAAGATGAGTATGACAAAGCAGATACGCCAGCAAAGAAACAAATGCTGGGTTGGTTGGGTCATAATATACCTGATCTTATCACTGATTCAGAAGAGAACTTTGGCTTTGATATTAGAGGGTATCTTGATAGTAGTTCCAGCAATCACTTCTATGAAGTTGAAGTCAAGTGGGGATGGAAAGGAGATTGGCCTGAGAGTTGGAAAGAATTACGCATTCCCCACAGAAAGAAAAGACTGCTGGATAAATGGCAGAAAGATTTTAGAAATGCTGACTTAACCTTTGTTGTTTTCAGAGGAGACTTCAAAAGAGCATGGCATGTCCCAGGAGATGTGCTTCTTGAATCTGAAGTCAAGGAAGCATACAATAAAAATATAGCAAAAGGAGAAAAGTTTTTTCATGTTCGTACGGATTTAATTTACCAAGTGGATATGACCTATGACAACAGCGATAGTTGATATTGAAACAGACAGTTTAAATCCAACTAAGATACACTGTATTGTAGCTAGAGAATATCCTTCTGGAAAGGAAAGAGTATGGATTAAAGATCAATGTACAGATTTTGGGAGATGGTCAGGGCTGATAGATCAGTTCATCATGCATAATGGTGTCAGCTTTGATGCTCCCATTCTCAACAGATTCACAGGTTCTAATATTAAACTCTCTCAAATAAAGGATACTCTTATTGAGTCTCAACTATATAATCCTGTTAGAGAAGGAGGGCATTCTCTGGGAGCATGGGGAGACAGGCTTGGCTTTCCCAAGGGAGAGCATGAAGACTTCTCCCGCTTTACCCCAGAGATGCTGGCTTACTGCCGCACTGATACCGAACTTACCAGTAAAGTATCTGGTACTTTATTGGGTGAGGGCTATTCTTTTTCAGATAGATCTTATGATCTGGAAAGAAAAGTCAGAGCAATTATAAACCGCCAGGAAAAGAATGGTTTTGCTTTCAACATTAAAGATGCAATTATTCTTCTTGCTCAGTTACAGGATGAGGAACACCGACTCGAACAGGAAGCCAAAGAAATATTTAAACCTGCCATAACATACTCTCCGGTGCGGAAGGTACGAAAAGAGACAGAGTTCAACATTGCTTCTCGCAAACAGATTGCGGAGCGTCTGATTGAAAAAGGATGGGAACCCAAACATAAAACAGACAAAGACAATGTTATTATTTCAGAAGAAATTCTATCGAAGATTAATATGCCGGAAGCACAGATGTTCAGTAGATACTTTCTTCTTCAGAAACGGACAGGACTTCTCAAAGCATGGATACAGGGGTGTCAGGAAGACAATAGGGTGCGAGGGAAGGTGCTTACTTTACGCACCATAACAGGCAGGATGGCACATAACAGCCCTAACATGGCTCAAGTGCCAGCCATATACAGTCCTTATGGCAAGGAATGCAGAGGATTATGGACAGTATCAAATCCTAATACTCATGTACTTATGGGAACAGATGCATCAGGATTAGAGGTAAGGTGTCTGGCTCATTATATGAAAGATGAAAAGTTTACCTATGAAGTTCTTAATGGAGATGTACACACAGCTAATATGAAAGCTGCTGGTTTGGCTAATAGAGATCAGGCAAAGACATTCATCTATGCTTTCCTGTATGGAGCAGGTGCTGCTAAGATAGGAAAGATTGTTGGTGGCAAAGCCAGCCAAGGTCAGGTTCTTATTGATAGATTCCTTCAACATCTTCCTGCACTTAAAAGATTAAGAACAAATATCCAAGAGGCGGCACAAGAGAAAACTATTCCAGCGTTAGATGGCAGACGATTGCATATCAGATCAGCCCATACAAGTCTTAATACTCTTCTACAGGGAGCCGGTGCAATTATCTGCAAAGAATGGCTTGTCCATATGGATATACTTATCAGAAGGAGAGGGCTGGATGCCAAACTTGTTGCTTCCATCCATGATGAGTACCAGTTTGAGGTAGCCCGAAAAGACAGAGATGCTATGGGAATGGTAGCAAAGAAAGCTATGGAGGAAACAACTGAATCTCTTAATATGAAATGTCCTCTTGATTGTGAACATAAGTCAGGACAGACATGGGCAGAGACACATTAATTAAATTAATACTTGACATACTAATTATTATGTGCTATACTTTTGTAATAACAACAAAAGGAGGTAAATTGAAAAGATCTTAATATTAATTTTCACGTTACAACAGCGTAACTTTTAAAAGGAGACAAAAGAAATGAACGATCCTATTTTTCTTACTGGTAAGTGCCACTATGCTTGTATTATTGAACCCAATACGAAGTTCGATCCTGTCTGGTCTATCCAGATTGAGGTAGATGATGATAATCGTCCCACCATTGAGGATGCTGGGCTACCTATCAATAATAAAGGCGATGACCGTAATGACTTTGTAACCATTAAACGCAAAGTAATGCGTAAGGATGGCACTTCTCGTAGACCTCCTATTGTTAAAGATTCACAGAATAATCTGTGGAATGACAAGCTCATTGGAAACGGCAGTGTAGTGAATGTTAAAGCTGTGCCTTTTGAGTGGGATTATGCGGGTAAGACAGGCGTATCTGCTGACTTAGCTGCGGTGCAAGTAGTAGACTTAATCGAATACGCCGGTAGCGGTGTAGGAGACTTTGATGTAGTAAAGGGTGGCTATGTCAGTGATGAAGAAATACCCTTTGGTTAATCCTTTGTTCAACTGAGGACTTGGAGGGGCAGTAAAACGTCCCTCCATTTTTTATATTATGAAAAAAATAAACACACTTGTAGATGATATTTATGATCTGTTCTCTCCTGGTCCTGTTACTATGGAAGAGAAAGAGGTTGATAAACATATAGATACTTTTGGTGAAATGCTGAAGATTCACCTTAAAGAATTTTTGTGTGAAGAACCAAGAGCATCTGGAAAACTAAGACTTTCCCAAATAGGAAAACCAGATAGACAACTATGGTATGATATTAATACCAAAAAAGATGTTCCTCCATTAAATGGCAGTACAAAGATTAAGTTTTTGTATGGGTATATTCTTGAAGAACTTCTTCTGGTGTTGTCTTCCATAGCAGGGCATAAAGTAACAGACCAGCAAAAGAGAGTGGTTGTCGAGGGTGTGGTTGGGCATCAGGATTCAATGATTGATGGTATTCTTGTTGACTGCAAGAGTGCATCTGGCCCTAGCTTTCAGAAGTTTAAGAATAATAATCTATTGGAAGATGATCCCTTTGGGTATATCGCACAGATTTCAGCGTATGCTCATGCAAATAATGTTAAAGAGGGAGCCTTTCTTGTCATAGATAAATCTACTGGTGAGATTTGTCTGGCACCTGTTCATGGAATGGAGATGATCAACGCCAAGACAAGAGTCCAATTTCTTAAAAAGATGGTAGCTACCAAGCATGTTCCTAATAAGTGTTACGAACCCACACCAGATGGGAAGTCCGGTAATTTAAAACTTCCTTTTGGCTGTGTTTATTGCAGTCATAAAAAAGAATGCTGGTCAGACGCCAACCAAGGAAAAGGCATCCGGGTATTTAAATATGCACAGGGCAGAAGGTACTTAGTCCAGGTTGGAAAAGAACCCGATGTCCCTGAAATAATGGATTGGTAATGCATTGGAAGTATGCCGGTAAGCCTGATCTAAATCAATTTGGATTTGTCTATATCATAACTAATAAGAAAACAGGTAAAGCTTACATTGGCTGTAAGCAATACCATAACTATAAAAAATACAAAGGCAAAACTAAAAAAACTGAATCCAACTGGAAGCTTTATATGGGATCTTCTAAACATCTGCTGGAAGATATCAAAAAGCTTGGCAAAAGCAGTTTCACATTTAAGATCATAGCAGAATTTAAAAACAAACGGAGTCTAAGATATTACGAATGCTGTTATCAAATGAAATATAATGTATTGACCTCTCTCTTGGAAGACACAGATGAACCTGCATTCTATAACAATTATGTGGGCGGTAAATTTTACAGGCCGGTTCAATGCCATGATGTTTGAGACTTCTGTTGAACCTCTATATGACTTAACTTCCAATAACCCACCACAAAGTCTTTATATTGCTGTGGTTATCCAGGCACTGCTAGATGCTACCAAACCTAAACTTGCAGATGAAGATAATGAAATTATATTAAACAGAGATAGAGCTTGTGCATGGTTCTTTACTTCGGTTGGAGTTACTTGTGAAGATTTTGAAACTATATGCTATTATGCTGGGTTAGAACCTAAAAAAGTTAGAACATTCGCATATAATGTAATTAATAAAGGAGATACTGAAGATGTCAGAAGAAAGCTCAGTTCACTTATCTACTGATCCTTTAACCAAGCAAGTTGGTGGGTCACATTATAAAAGCTGTGGTATCCAGCCAGTAGAATACATTCATGCCAATGATTTAAATTATTTTGAAGGTAATGTTATTAAATATATTACCAGACATAGAACCAAAGGAGATGGAAGAAAAGATATAGAAAAAGTTATACATTATGCAGAGTTAATTCTTCAATTAGAATATGGTGACAAAGACTCTCAATTAATCTTTAA